ACCTACATTATGAATGATGAACTTAAAAGCTTTATTATAACTATCTTATGTGTAACAGTTGCTGCAATATGTTTAGATCTTAATAATGTTAAAGCAGAAACTAAAGATGATACTCCTGACCTATTAGTGAATCATTTATTTGAAAATTTACGAGTTGTATTATCAACAAAACTTTCTTGTGATATGAGTCCTATTGGTAAGAAAGCTTCAGCACAAAGGTTAGATGGTTTATATATTCCTGGATGCTGGACAGAAGAACCAAATCATCCTGAGTTAGTTCGGATTGATTGGCAAAACGGTGATTTTAGTGTTTTACCACTAAAAGATTTTGAGGCTGTAGAAAAACCAAAATAACATTGTACTTTAATTGAGTTACAAGATATAATTATATTATGAAAAACTTCTATACATCCGTAGTTCCCTATGGAAACAGTTTGCTTGTCCGTGGATACCGTAATGGTGTTGCGTATAAAACAAAAGCAAACTTTTCTCCTACACTTTTTATTCAAACAACTACACAAAAACCTTCTGAGTGGAAAACATTAGATGGTACTCCTGTGCATCCCGTAAAACTTGATTCAATTCGGGATGCTAGGGATTATACTGATCGGTATAAAGGAGTCGAAGGATTTAAGATCTTTGGCCAGACACAATATACATATCAATTCATCTCTGAATTCTGGGAAAAGGATATTGAATACGACCCTGAATTAATTAAAGTATTTTCAATTGATATTGAAACCTCAACCGAAGAAGGTTTTCCTGATATTAAAACTGCCAATGAGGAAATATTACTCATTACTATTAAAGATAATCAGCACAAACAGATTGTAACCTTTGGTGCTAAAGCCTATAAGAATACCCGATCGGATGTTAAGTATGTACAATGCTCATCTGAGAGTCATCTACTTAAAGAATTTATTATCTTCTGGCAGCAGAATTATCCTGATGTAGTTACTGGTTGGAATACTAATGGCTTTGATATTCCATATCTTGTCAATAGAATTAAACGTGTGCATGGTGATATCTTTGCAAACAAGTTATCTCCGTGGAATATGTTAAAAGATAAAACGGTATATTCGCACAGCCAGTCTATTGATTCATACGAGATTGTTGGTATTGCATCCCTTGATTACTTAGAACTTTATAAGAAGTTTACTTATCAAAATCAAGAATCATATCGTCTTGACTACATTGCAAACGTAGAACTAGGATCTAATAAACTAGAAAATCCACACGATAACTTCAAAGACTTTTATACTAAAGACTGGCAGATCTTTGTAGACTATAACATACGAGATACTGAATTAGTTGATCAGCTTGAAGACAAGATGAAGCTTATTGAATTAGTATACACACTTGCCTTTTCATCTAAATTAAATTTTGTTGATGTGTATTCTCCTGTACGTATGTGGGATATGATCATCTATAATTATCTTAAAGACCGTAAGATTGTTGTACCATTAAAAGAAGATCAAGGTAAGTCCGAGGCATTCGAAGGTGCATATGTTAAAGATCCTTTAGTTGGTGCTCATAAGTGGATTGCTTCATTCGATTTGAACAGTCTGTATCCACATTTGATTATGCAATACAACATGTCACCCGAAACGCTGACTGATATTCGAATGGATGTTAATGTTGAATCCCTCTTAAAAAGTGAACCTATAGACAAACATAAACTTGTAGATCTAGCTGTTACTGCAAATGGTTGGTGTTACCGTAAAGATATTAAAGGTTTCTTACCTGCTCTTATGGAAGAAATGTATACCAATCGTTCTAAGTTTAAAAAGCAAATGCTAAAAGTTGAGCAAGAATACGAAAAGACTAAAGATCCTTTGTTACTTAAAGAGATATCGAGGTTGACTAACCTTCAAATGGCAATGAAGATTGCATTGAACTCTGCTTATGGTGCTGTCGGTAATAAGTACTTTAGATATTATGATCTTCGTATTGCCGAAGGTATTACGACTTCTGGTCAATTGTCTATTCGATGGATGGCAAATAAGCTTAATGTCTTTATGAATAAAACTTTAAAGACTGATAATAAAGACTATGTCATCGGTATCGATACCGATTCAATCTATCTTACTCTAGAAAAACTTGTTGAAAAAACCTGTGAAGGTAAAACCACTGTCGAAAAGATTAAGTATATGGATAATGCCTGTGAAAAGATTATTCAACCGTTTATCGATAAAGGATATCAAGAACTATCTGACTATACTAATGCTTATTCACAAAAGATGCAAATGAAACGTGAAGTACTTGCTGACAAAGGTATATGGGTTGCTAAGAAAAGGTATGTACTCAATGTTCATAACTCTGAAGGTGTACAATATGCTAAACCTAAAGTTAAAGTTATGGGTCTTGAAATGGTTAAGTCATCCACTCCAGCTGTAGTAAGATCTAAACTTTACGAATCACTTCAAGTTATTTTACACGAGGATCAGCAATCACTTTATCAATTTGTAGAAAAGTTTAGAACTGAATTCTTTAGCTTTCCTGTAGAAGATATTGCATTCCCTAGATCAGTATCTGCCCTTACACAATATTCAGGAACGGAAGGCATCTATAAGAAAGGTACCCCGATTGCTGTACGTGGTGCACTACTTCACAACCACTATCTTAAAAAGATGAGTCTTACTAAGAAGTATGAACCTATTACGAATGGTAATAAGATTAAATTTGTTTATCTTAAAAAGCAAAACCCATTCCACGAGAATGTTATTGCGTTTAATTCACAACTTCCTAAAGAATTCGGATTACACAATTACATTGATTATGATTTACAATTTGAAAAGGTATTTTTAGATGCACTATCTATCGTTATACAACCTATTGGTTGGAAAGCCGAAGAGTCTGCTAGTCTTGAGTTGTTTTTTGGCTAGTAGTTGTGGAGTAAAACCAGTTTATTATGATGAACAACAATACACTGTTGGAAATTCATGTGGAACCAGAGAGTATACTGATTATCCATGTATGAAGGAAAATGGCTGTATTAAATTTGGATTAGATTATTAGGAGAAATGATGGAAATTGAACAGATATATGGTGAATATCTTATTCTTACTGAAAAATTAACACGAGAGCTTAACGATCCACTTCCACCAGCATCCGTTATGTTGGCTCAAGCTTTGTCTTTATATAAAACACTAATGACTGAAGAAGATTTTGATAAATTGCTTCACGAACTGATTGAGAGAAAAGATGATATTCAAAAATTTGATCACGATAGTCGCATTCTTAATTAGTGGATGTACCTTTTTACTCCCTGCAGGAACCAGTAGTACCGTAGTTACAGCTGTTGAAGTTACTGAACGAGTAAAAGCTGGAGCTGAAGCAGTAAGCATTATTTCTACAGAGAAATCTTTAACCGATCATGCAATAAGTCATGCTACAGGGGAAGATTGTAAAACTCTTAACGTATTAGAGAAAAAACCATTATGTACAGAAAAGACATTATAGAAAGTATTATTGATGTTGGCAGTGGATTAATATTAGCCATATTAATTCAATTATTCATATTTCCATTATTTGATTTATATCCATCTATTCTAGATAGTATAGGAATTGCTCTTATATTTACTGTAGTTAGTATGGTTAGATCAGCATTATGGAGAACTTATTTTAGAAAAAAGTAATGTACTTTAATTCATTTATATGGTATAATGGTATTATTAAAAGGAGATGTGTATGTCAAAAGATTGGGTACAAGATATGAGTGTTATGCACGGCAAGTTTGCTGTGAATGAAGTAGTAAGAAACATGGATAAAGAAAAGCTAAAAGCTTTCTTACAATTCCGTATTGACTTCTTACAAGAAGAGTTAGACGAAATGAAAGAGGCAGTAACAGCAGATGACGCAGTAGATGCTCTTATAGATCTATGTGTTATTGCAATTGGTACATTAGATGCCTTTGATTGTGATGCATATGAAGCATGGGACAGAGTGTGGAATGCCAATATGGATAAAGAAGTTGGTATTAAAACTGAACGACCAAATCCATTAGGATTGCCTGATCTTGTAAAACCAACTGGATGGACATCTCCTACACATAAGGACCTAGCAGGAATGCTTGATAAAGTATATGATTAATATTATACCTAAAACATTTGCAGATATTATGTCATGGATTGCCTCAGCAATTCTTATTACCGGAGGCTATTATACATCAATCAATGTATATCCTCTGAATAATATTCTATTGTTTGTTGGATCGATACTATTTGCTTATGTTGGGTTTGCTTGGAATAAGTCTTCCATGTGGGCATTAAACTTATTAATGGTGGCTATATACGGCAGAGGATTGTATCTTGACTTCATCTAATACTATTTCACTATCTTCGAATAGTATGGCTTTAACAAGAGGTGATATAATTGAGCTTGGTGAACATGCTAAAAAGCACCAAAATTATAGAGTGGAAAAAGTTCAGGTTGAATATGACATTGAAGTTATGGCTAATGACATTTTTGCTAGTACAAATAGAAAAGGGCGGTCTTTAGATACAATAAAAGAACACTGTAAACGTGGTATTGTAACTGAGACTGCAGCTGTTATGATATTTGGTGGTAGAAGAAATCCACAAAAGTTTGACTACACAAATCCGGATACTTATATGTGGGATGCATCATTAACAGAAAAGAACTTACTTACAGAAGTTAAGTGGATAGAAAGTGATTGCGAATGGGTAACATATTACAATGATAATATAAAAGTGTTTAAGAAACACCATAAAGATCTAGACTTATTTTTAGCCGCAAAAATGAATGATGATCCATCTGCGCTATATTATGAAGTGTCTTTTGTTTTAGTGGCTAATTCCAAAACATTCTTTGACCGAGACTACTGGAGACCTAGCAAAGGTTATAATGATAAACACTTTTATAGTCATTTTACATCTCAGTCTTCTGGACAATGTTATCCTATCAATCTAAAAAAATAATGTACTTTAATTCAGAAATAAGATATAATGGTATTATCAATTTGAAAAGGAAAACTTTATGAAAGAATCGTTAAAGGTTTTGCAGCAAGCAGCAGAACTTCAGACTAAAAAGTCTAATGATTATCAAAACCCCAATTCAAGAATACGCCAGGCAGATTATTATCCGCGTGGATTTGCTACAATTCTAGATACGATGTATGCTAAAGTATTAAGAATGCAATCTGTATTAGAAGCAATGGAATCAGATCCAGACTATAATCCAAACTTTGAATCACTCGAAGACTCTTGTGTAGATCTTATTAACTATGCTTCATTCGGTGTATCATATATCAGAGGTGGTATTGACGGACAAGATACTGACCGTGACTTTTTAAATAGGCCTAAACATGATTAATTTAGATGATATAAGATACCAATTAGCATGTAATCTTGAAGATAATATATTTGTTACTGATAAATCAGGTGTTAAAACTATTGAGGTTATCAATGCTGCATTTTACGCAGATGAACCTAGTATATTCGGTACTCCAAATCAAGATTACATTGATAGAGAATTAGCATGGTATAAATCTATGTCTCGTAATGTGAACCATATTCCTGGAGGTACCCCTGAAATATGGAAGATGGTAGCCTCAGAAGATGGCTATATCAATTCTAATTATGGTTGGTGTATATGGTCAGATGATAATTATAGCCAATACACAAATGTATTAGATGAACTTCATAATAATCCTGATTCGCGTAGAGCTACTATGATTTATACTAGACCGACTATGCATATGGATTATAATAGAGGCGGTATGTCTGACTTTATGTGTACTAATACTGTACAGTATCTTATACGAGATGGCGCAGTCCATGCATTAGTTTATATGAGATCTAATGATGCAGTATTTGGTTACAAAAATGATTATGCATGGCAAAAGCACGTGCTTGATAATTTAGTATTAGATTTAAATTCAAAATCTGATATGACTATAGCTGTTGGTAGCATATATTGGAATGTAGCTTCGTTACATGTATATGAACGACACTTTGATTTAGTGAGGGAACAATGTCATCCAAATGGCACTCTAGATTTATTCACTTAGCAAAAGAGGTTTCTCTTTGGTCTAAAGATCCTAATACAAAAGTAGGATCTATTATTGTCGGAACTAAGGGCCAAATCTTGGCTCAAGGTTATAACGGATTTCCTAGAAATATAGTAGATTCAGACGAACGATTAAATGATCGTGAAACAAAGTATAAGTATGTTGTACACGCTGAAATGAATGCAATATTTAATGCATCATATTCAGGTACACCACTTGACGGTGCAACAATTTATGTTTATGGTTTACCTATATGTCATGAATGTGCTAAAGGCATTATTCAAGTAGGCATTAAGACTGTAGTTATAGAAAAGCAACGAGAAGGTATAAAAGAAAACTGGAAAATTTCATGTGACTTTGCGGTTCAAATGTTACGTGAAGCTGGTGTAGAAGTATATGAAGTTTAACAATAAGGAAAAAACATGGGCATTTTAGATACTATTAGAAAAAATTCAACTATTAAGGATTCTGAACTTCTTAGTAAGTCAAAATTCTTTCAGAAAAAAGATATGATTACTACATCTATCCCAGCAATTAACATTGCGTTAAGTGGAAAGATTGATGGGGGATTGACTCCTGGCTTAACGATGTGGGCAGGACCATCAAAACATTTTAAAACTGCATTTAGTTTATTGATGGCTAAATCATACTTAGACAAATATAAAGATGCAGCATTGTTATTTTATGATTCAGAATTTGGTACACCACAATCATATTTTGATGCTTTCGGTATCGATACCGAGAGAGTCCTTCACACTCCAGTTACAGATGTAGAGCAATTAAAATTTGATATTATGAAACAACTTGCTGGTGTAGAACGGGGTGATCATATTATGATTATTATTGATTCTATTGGTAACCTTGCTTCTAAAAAAGAAGTTGAAGATACATTAGACGGTAAATCAGTTGCAGATATGTCAAGAGCAAAACAAATTAAATCATTATTTAGAATGGTTACTCCACACTTATCTCTTAAAGATATTCCAATGGTTGTTGTTAATCACACATATAAAACTATGGAAATGTATTCTAAAGATGTAGTTGGTGGTGGTACTGGTTCATATTACTCTGCTGATAATATCTTTATTCTAGGTCGTCAACAAGATAAAGATGGTACAGAATTAATGGGATACAACTTTATCATTAATGTAGAAAAATCTCGTTATGTAAGAGAAAAATCTAAAATACCTGTTACAGTAAAATTTAATGGAGGTATTAGTAAATGGTCAGGTCTTTTAGATATGGCATTAGAACTTGGATTTGTTATTAAACCATCTGTTGGTTGGTATTCTCATGTTGATGTTGCAACTGGTGAAATTGCAGAAAAGAAATACCGAGTTAAAGATACTGATACAAAAGAATTCTGGGAACCTATTATAACAAATAAAGCGTTCCAAGAAGCTATCAAGAAACGATATCAAATTGCTGTTAGTAAGATTATGTCTGATGATAATATTGATGAAGAATTAGCTAAAATAGAGGATGATATCGATGTCCCTGAAGTATAAACAAGTACCATATAAAGAAACTCAGTTTGCATTAGAATTTATTGATCATGAGTTTTCTGGTATTAAATTTGTACTAGGAAAAGTACAGTTAAATGAAAATAATTTAACTTTAAAATACCATTATGATATAATAGAATCAAGTGGTAAAGACTTTGATGAAGACAAATTTCAAACTGCTATAGGCGACCTCCTCATGCAAATGTTAGACGATGGGGTTAAACGAAACGATCTTGTATACTACGGCGGAATAGATGAGAATTGAAACAACGATACTTAACAACCTAGTTTTTAATGAGGAGTACAGTCGTAAAGTACTCCCATTCTTAGACAAAAGATATTTCTCTGAAAGAAAAGAAGCAATTATCTATAATGAGATTACTAATTTCTTTGAGAAGTATAATAAACCAATCACAAAAGAAATTCTTGCAATTGAAGTTTCTAATCGTAAAGATATATCTGATAAAGAAGCTTCTGACTTTCAAGAACATATTACTAAACTTCAGCACGAACCAACTAATGAAGAATGGCTACTTCAAGAAACAGAAACTTTCTGTAAAAAGAAAGCAGTCTATAATGCTATATTAGATTCAATTGGTATTATAGACGGCAAAGATAAAGAGAAATCAGAAGATGCTATTCCTTCTCTTTTATCTGATGCACTTGGAGTATCATTTGATAATCATGTAGGTCATAGTTATATAGATGATGCAGATGAACGGTATGAATTCTACCATAGAGTAGAAGAGAAAGTACCATTTGATTTGGATATGCTAAACAAAATTACAAAAGGTGGTTTATCTAATAAAACACTTAATGTTATCCTTGCAGGTACAGGTGTAGGTAAATCACTATTCATGTGCCATGCCGCTGCAGCAAATCTATTAGATAATAAGAATGTATTATATATTACTATGGAAATGGCTGAAGAAAGAATTGCAGAAAGAGTTGATGCAAACCTTCTTAACTTGTCAATGGATGAGTTAAAAGTTGTCGATAAAGAAATTTTCGATAACAGGTTAGGTAAGATCAGGAAGAAATCTCAGGGACGACTAATCATTAAAGAGTATCCAACTGCCGGCGCCCATGCTGGTCATTTTAGAGCCCTTCTTGAAGAGTTGAAACTTAAACAAGAGTTTTCTCCTGATATTATCTACATTGATTACTTGAATATCTGTAGTTCACAAAGACTAAAATATGGTGCCAATATTAATTCATATACCTATGTTAAAACTATTGCAGAAGAATTGCGTGGTCTTGCTGTTGAATATGATGTACCTATTATGAGTGCAACACAAACAACCCGT